TAACAATACCTTCTTTCAAGTCAGAACGCTTTACTAGAACCCACTCTTCGTCGTCTCTAGGACCAGCGCCATGTCGACGAGGTTTAGAAATATTACGGCGTCTAGGATTAGAGCTTCTGTTCTCATTGCGTGTTTCGCAAAGAAGCTTTCCTCCTTTTACACCACAAATAGATGTAGCTTGTTGCTTACTGTCATCAGTTTCCATTGTTGAAATCTTAAACTCAATATATTCCCCTTGAACAAGATATTTGTACTGCTCGTCACCTACACAAATTGAACTATGATGTGAAAATACATCTAGACCATCTTTATCCCCACCGATTACTGTAACAAATCCATATCCAGCTTTATTGTTGAACCATTTTACACGTCCTTCATAAATAGTATCATTGGATTCTTCACTCATAATTATATCATAATACTAAAATATTTCTTTAAATTAATTTCTATAATGTTTTTAGTAAAAACTCGATATAATCATAATCTGGTGTTTCACTGTATTCCAATTCATAAGAATAGTCTATAATATTCTTTATTTTTTCAGGTAACAACTTACACAATTCTTCATGAATAACATTTTTCTTTATCTCGTGTATCATTTGATTTTTTTCTATTTTATTACTATGCATAACATCTTGCCACGGCAATGTCCGATTCATTAAAAAAATTATTACATATACCATAGAAATTATATCATCACGACGACTAGGTTCATTTCTATCATGTACATGTATACTAATATATCGTAATGTTCCACACATTTTTATATTATATACATTTGGTTTATGTATCCCGTCGCGCGATATATATTGTTTTGCAAGACCAAAATCAATTAATACCACTGATTTGTTAGTGATATCTAATAAAAAATTTGAAGGTTTAATATCTCTATGTATTATTCCTATATCGTGTATCGATTTAATAGATCGTAACATTTGTAATCCGAGTCGTTTTATAGTTATATTTTCATTATCATTTTCTCTCATAAGCCTATCATAAAATACATGCAATGGTTGATTGAGTAAATCCATTATTAAATAATTATAATTATTCGTCCCCCCGTAATATTTGATATTTACAACATTTCGAACAGTACTTAAACGTCTTAACATTATAGTTTCGTATTTTAACATCTTTTGTGTATTTTTTTTCTCTAATTTTATAGCAACCTCCTTTTGCGTAATTACATGTCGGCCTTTCCATACTTGTCCATAAGTACCTGCTCCTATTTTTTTTATTAATTTATAATCATGTATAATATTTATCATATTATAAAATTAGTATATTATTATATAGACAGTTTTTTTCATTGTGCTATTTTTTATATAAAATTGAATTTATATAAAAATCTATATGTAATTAGATACATATATAATTATATACATATATAAGAATGGTTATTGTCTGCAAGGAGAATTTTCAGGAGAATGAAAAATATAAAGAACATTTTGACACATTCCCATTTGAATTAAGTGATTTTCAAAAATATTCTATAAAGGCAATTGTAGAAGGCGACCATATTCTTGTTACAGCACATACTGGAAGTGGTAAAACATTACCTGCCGAATTTGGAATTGAATATTTAGTGTCACGAGGAAAAAAGGTGATTTATACATCACCAATTAAAGCACTTTCCAATCAAAAATTTTACGAATTCACAAAAAAATTTCCTCATATTTCATTTGGCATCCTTACAGGAGATATAAAATTCAATCCCGAAGCAGATGTCTTAATTATGACAACGGAAATTCTAAGAAATACCCTTCTACAAAAATCCATAGATACTCCATCAAATGTTCCACTACAATTTGAAATGGATTTTCAAAACGAATTAGGGTCCGTAGTTTTCGACGAGGTTCATTACATTAATGACCTAGATAGAGGTAAAGTATGGGAAGAAACAATAATGTTACTACCATCACATGTCCAATTTATTATGCTATCAGCAACTATCGATAAATCAGAAGTATTTGCACAATGGGTAGAGGACGTCAAAAGAACGGATACTATTAATAAAACAGTATATCTTGCACCTACAAATCATCGCGTAGTACCATTAAAACATTACTTTTACACAACTATGCCACAGGGACCATATAAATACATAAAAGATAAGGCGTTTATAAGATTTATTAACGAATTTCTACATAAACCCATCATTCTTAAAGATTCAACTACTAAATTCGAAAAGGACAATTTTAATAAGATAACTAAATTATTAACTTACATTAATAAAAACCATATTCATATTAAACCAGCATTTGTATTAAATGAGGTTACAAAATATTTAAATAATAATGATATGCTCCCTGCGATATGCTTCGTGTTTTCAAGAAAACTAGTTGAAAAATACGCACAAACAATCAATATATCACTATTTGAGGAAGGTTCAACCATTCCATCTACAATTAAAAACGAATGTGAACAAATTCTTAGAAAACTGCCGAATTTCAAAGAATATATTAACTTGCCAGAATTTGATATGATAATTCGACTTCTAGAGAAAGGAGTTGCTATTCATCATTCAGGTATTATGCCTATTTTTAGAGAAATGATTGAATTACTCTTCTCAAAAGGATATATCAAATTATTATTTGCCACTGAAACATTTGCTGTAGGGATTAATATGCCGACTAAAACAGTGATATTTACAGGATTTGATAAATTCAATGGTTCTGGTATGCGAATGATTCATCCACACGAATATACACAAATGGCTGGTAGAGCAGGTAGAAGAGGTCTTGATACAATCGGACATGTAGTACATCTTAATAATATGTTTACATTACCACACAATGTAGATTACGAACGAATGGTAAATGGAAATCCACAAACATTACAATCTAAATTTAAAATGTCATATAACTTAGTTTTAAACTTTCTTCAGTATAATGACAATATACTGGACTTTGCAAATAAAAGTATGTCTAATTGTGAAATACAAAAGCATATAATTGGTACAAATGAGCATCTCAAGATTCTTAAGCAAAAATACGAGGAATCAATGAATAATAGTAACATTATGAATAACAAGGATATATTTGACAAATATACAATGTTACAGAATGATTTGTTAAATGGTAAACAAGGGGCACGAAAGAAAGCTCAACGCGAAATCTCTTCAATCATACAAAGTGATAATAATTTTAAACAAAATTTTGAAAAATACAATAAAATCGTTGATTCAGAAAAGGAGATTAAACAACACGAAGAATATCTATACTCATTGACTCATCATTTTAATGAAAGCTTTGGTAATATAACGTCAATGTTAATAAATTATAATTTTATAGACGACAATAAAAATATTTGTGAAAAAGGGATATGTGCCACCTATATACAAGAAACACATTCATTGGCATTTACTGATATATTAATAAAATATAACTATTTCAATTCATTTAACTCATATGAAATTGCAGCCATTTTAAGTTGTTTCTCAAACATTAGAGTTAAAGAAGAGAATAGAATACATAATACAGATAAACTTACATACAATAATGAGTTAAATGGGTTATTAACCATATTAAAAAATACATATGAAGAATATATTACTGAAGAAGATAGATATAATATCCATTCAAACGATAGTCTAGGGTTCATATTTGAATTGGTAAATCCCATTTTAAAATGGTGTGAAAGTGACAATGAACAAAAATGTAAGGAGATTATTAAAGAATGTGAATATAACTACGATGTATTTACCGGCGAATTTATAAAGGCAATTTTAAAGATAAATAACTTGGTTAATGAGTTGAAAAATGTAGCCGAGTATCTGGGAAATATAGAACTACTACATAAACTTACACAAATACCAGAACTTACATTAAAGTTTATTGCTACAAACCAATCACTGTATGTATAAAAATAATACTTCGAAACATAAGATAATATAATATTTATCTTATATTATGTTTCTATTCGTCACATGAAATTAAATTGTAATCCAAATCAAAGCACCCCATTATACAATCATCTTCCGTACAATTTTCTATAAGTTTTGAATTATTCAAAAACAGTGACAAGGCTATATTGAAGAATGTATTTTCATCTATATTATCCTGTTCTTGCATACACGAACCATGCTTTTCCCATTCATGTTCCCATAATGTATCGTCACACTTATACCAGTATGTATTCATATCTGTTAGTAATGAACCAGTCGGTTCAGAATAAAATACTGATTTACAATATTCAGGATATGCTGTACTATTTATTTGTGGCCATAATCCATGAATCATATAATCCGAACTACACCATTTCTGAAGGGCTAAAACATAATAGTTATATATATCACCTGATTGTGAGACATCAAGAGAAAATAAAAAACATATAAATATATACAAAATTATATTGTTATGCAAAAACATATTGTTATATCAATATATTTTTATTTTTACAGTTAAACTCCTATGATTGTTCTAAAATATGTAATCGTATTTTTTTCTTCAATGATGCTTCATCATTAAATATAAACACCTTAAATTTATATTTTCCATAATCACTCATATCAAATCTAGATGTTATTCTCGATACGGATTTTATCTTATCCAAATACACCATATATTGAAATAATCCATCATTGCGTATAATTTTGTCAAAAACATATCCATCGTGCTCTTGTGAACATATGTCAGGATTATTGGTACACATTTCTAATAAACTACAGTCGTTTTGAATCTTTCGAATCGCACGCATTGTTGTATTTATATAATCTAATTTAGATGTCCATTTATCATAAAATACTTCAAATCTATCGGAATATATATGAAGAAGTAGATTATTCTGTAATTTTGCCATGTTTAACAAATCAACAAGTCTTCGGATAGGTGATGTACAATGAATATATGATTCAATTTCCAACATACAATGTTCCTTTTTATCATCATATAAATCATATTGTCCCGACGAACTGTTCCATATTTTTAAAAAGTTATTAACATTATCTGGGAGTGTATCAATGGAATCTGTCTTTTTATTGAAATGAACCGACCTATAAATTCCAGTATTATATTTTATCAGTTCATGTGCTGTATAATAATTCATTAATATCATTATATATGCCACTAAATCATGACTACCTTTAATGACATTGATATATTTGTATACTTTCGATAAATTGTTAACAACATTAAACATCATAATATAATTTTTATCTTTTTTCAAATCTTTACTGTCATATTCGTGATTTTTATATACCCGAATATAAGTATTTTCAAACTTATAACCAACTACTTCGTTATTTACAATGGTTAAATCAATTGCAAATGCTAAACGCACAACCCCTTCACATAAACTACATAGACAATTTGATAATGATAGAGGCATCATTGGTCTTTTTCTATCGGGAAGATAAATAGTTGATATTCTATCTGAAAATGATTCCCAAAGACATAGTTCTTCCATCCATAAAGGAACATTAGCAATATAAATACTCATTTTGTATGAATCTTTTCCTGTTTTTATGATACTAAACGCGTCATCATAATCTGTTGTTTCTTTCGAATCAATACTAAAAATTTCCTCATTTGTACGGTCTGTTAACTTATATTTATCAATCATAGATGAGATAAATTCTGATTCTGTTTTTTTTTTTAACGCATCACTTGTTGTTTTATTAAATTTTTGAATAGATGCATATACACTTTTACAATATAGTTGATACTCGTAATAATTAGATAAAATATCCACATCACCCAATACACTTACGATGATACCTTGTGGGTGTTTATTTTTCCAATTGTCATAACGAAACACAATATATTTATTATCGATATTTTTAGAAAAACCTATTTTCATAGCATAAGGTACTACGAATACTGGAAACCGACTATCGTCTGGTATACATTTATATAAATATTTATCCTTGTATTTTCCATATGTCTTTCCACCTTTCAATACAAGTACGCCTGGAATACACTGCATCGACCTCACACTCGAATGAAGAATGTTAATTCGATTGTCTTTAATATCAAATACATCACTAGAGAATAGTTTATCTTTAACAGGGTCTATCGATATTTTATCAACCTCATTAAGAGATATCGAATCATATAAGGACCATTCGGTATATTCACGATTCTCAATAAGTATCTTATATGGTATCGTTTGCTTTGTCATAATATTAAATAATATTCTTAACAATATTTAATATTTATTATATTCAATTTTATCGTTTTATTCTGATGTATTCAATTCAACATCATTTCTTTTATCTGAGTTATCGATTGATATATTTTCGTCTAGGGTTGTATTAGACAATGTTAGCTCTTTTTTATTTGCAATTTCTCTCTTCACGTTTTGACTTTGTAATAAACTCACTAGGGTGTGATTGGATATTGCCACATTATTCATATATGTTTTGTATTTGAATGTACATATGCTGGTATTTTCGGCATAATGAAAACTATACCACCAATAAGCGGGTATATAAATAATTTGTCCTTTCGTCAACTCTACCTCCAGTGTCTTAAGTTTATCAAAGTCCGCGCGGAATTGACTTTGAACATTCCAAGGATTTACAGGTGAGATAAATTCAAAATTATCATAATCTGATATAGCATATAAATACTTGGACGATTTTGGAGGAATTAGTTTTATTTTAATACTACCTTGCGTAACCATATAAAAATTTCTATAGTTTAAATCATATTTTAAAGGAGTTTTTGTATTATCTGACGCAAAATGTAAATCATAGTTACAATTACATACCGAATAAGGACGCAAGAAATTATCATTATAACGCATACTCTTAATCAATCCGGTTTCATCAAGAAATTCAGAATTATTTTCACTTACAAATCGTTCTTCATTGTCCTTCCTGAAGATTTCACGCGATGTATTCATTGTTAATGGTAGATACAGCTCGCCATTATCATCATATTCTTTAACATTTCGAACCTTTACATCAAAAGCACCATAATTTCTCTCTACTGAATCTATATTACAATCATTTATCAACCCTTCGACATTATAATCGAAAATAACTGGTTGTCTAATATCGCATATTTCTTCTAACTTTTCTTTTGAAGGTTGTTCTATTTCATAGACTTCTAAATCATTGCTTACTTTCAAATGAAAATTTATGTGTAAATAAATAAATAAAACAATACAGAATATTAATACTGACAATAATGTTTTCATACTAGATTATTTTAATACTATTTTTTCTCTCTTTTTACCTATTTCATGTGAAATCCAAACTTATTAATCTACAGAACTAATTTCTAAATGGTTATTTTCTTCATATTGATTCTTCGTTTCTTCTTCTGTAAGCGCCTTATAATTAGAACCATCGTCATCATCTTCTATCTGAGAAAATTCAGTTACTGTATTCTCGTCTTCATTAATAGTAACTGATTTTTCTAAACCATCCTTATTTTCACTAACTACTTCATTTCCATCACTATTTAATTCAGTTTTAGGTTCAGATTCTGCTCTAGTCATAGAAAGTCCTAAATTCTGGATAATATAATGTAACGTGCTGTTTAAACTATTTATTGTTACTTGTTGAGATTCTACTGTTTTTTGTAACATTTCCAATTCACTTGCTAATTTTTGGTCATTCTCATAAAATGCTTTTAAATCCATTGTAGATTCTACACGGGACATTATTAAATCTGTCAGTTCATTTAAGTCAAATTGTTGTTTTTCAGGAGAATCACGTTCTAAAGGTTCAACTGATGATTTATTTGAAGCTAATTCACGGATAGCATTTTCCATCATCTGGATTTTTGCGTTATGTTGTTGAAGCATTACAAAAGGACTAGGAGTAGCAGCATTAGCTGGTGGTGTGGGTGGATTCACAGGTCTTTGTTGACCTGGTACTTGTTGTGCGGGTCCTCTTGGTGGTTGTTGTACTCCACCTGCTCTTCTTCTTCTTGCTGCTGCCAATGATGAACTTGAACTCATTTTTAATAATAATTAAGACTAAAAATGAACGATAATATCGCATTATTCCTAAAATAAACTTATGCCCTCATTGCCGCTTTAATTTGAGGATGATGTTGGTAATCATGAATCTTGAAATCTTCTAATACATAGTCATTAATATTATCTCTCTTGTTTAATATTTCTAGTGTAGGAAATGGGTATGGAGTTCTTGAAATTTGCTCTGTAACTTGTTCAAAGTGATCGTCATATATGTGAACATTTCCCGCATATAAAATAAATTCATAAGGGATTAAATCACAATGTTTTGCAATTAAATGTACTAGAAAACTGTAGGAAGCTATATTAAATGGTTCGCCTAAAAAAATATCCTGCGATCTGGCCGTGAGACAACAAGTTAATTTATTTCCTTGTGTAACTGAAAATTGAAAAAAACTATGACAACTTGGAAGAACTCCTTCATCTATCTGTTCTGGATTCCATGCAGAAATTACAATTCTACGACTATTTCTTTGTTCTGGATCTTTTAACATATCTATAGCATTCTGTAATTGATCTATTCCTTTACCAGTATAATCCGCATTAGGGTCAGTCTCATATTTAGCATTCCAAAAACGCCATTGATGACTGTATAGTGGTCCAATTTGTCTACCTGGTGTATAATGTGATAGTCCTCTTGATTCTAAAAATTCTTTTGTAGTATTTCCTTTCCATATTCCAACTCCTTGGTCGGTTAATATTTTAGCATCAGTTGAACCTGAAATAAACCATAATAGCTCTTTAAGGCAAGTTTTCCAAGCAGTTTTTTTAGTAGTAAGAATAGGAATTTTTCCATTTTCTAATGAAAAACTCATAGCAGCACCAATTGCCGATTTAGTTTTTCCGTTTCTGCCCTCTTCAAGAGTGCCATGTTCCATTAAATCTTTTAGCAAATTAAGATACTGATATTCTTCGTGATAATCGGCATTCTGATCTCGATTTTTATACTTATTTATATCAACCGCATATTTCAACATTATACCTTGTGCTATTATATTATATTTAATACTTTTATATTATATATAATATATAATGACTAATATAGTTGTTGATTTTAATCCTACAACCAATAATATAGCAATAAATAGTCAGGATGTATTTGATATAACAGCTATTCGAAGTATATTTGATGCTACTACTCCTATAGAAAATCCTGATAATATGAAATTACAACAACAAATATTAAATTATTTAGATAGTATCAAAGATGGTACTAATGTTTATACACTTCAACAATTAAACATGTATCCAGAGGTCTATGGAAAATGGCCTTCATTCCCAAACGATTTACATATGTATGAAAATAATATTAAAGCGGCAAATATTTCGAATATTACTAATATAACATGGACTAAATTAAAAAAAAGACAGGCATTAAACCCCCCATTACCAATAGAAAATATATTTAGAGACTGTGGTATTGGTGCAGATGTTTTTATAGCTCCTGGTTTCAAATTATTCAGTACATTCGCAACTTATATCGATCCAGCAACCAGAGCACCTGCAGACGTTGTATGGCCTCCTGTGGGACAAACTATAACTTTTTCAGAGAAGATTATGGATTTATTTGGATTAGTAGAGTCCACATTAAAAAGTCGAACAATTAGTAAAACGAGATTCGATTATGATATTATGACGCATAATAAGCATTTTACTAATAATGGAGTGTCACCCGATATAAATATGGGTTTTTTTGAAGGAAATACAAACAAGAATACACTTTTAAAACAAGCAACTACAAATGTAGATACAAAAAAAGCATTGATATCACTAAAAGAATGGGGTGATAAGATGCAAGTTAT